GACGGCAGATTATTTTTAGCGATAGTTTATATGCATTTACTGAATTTATAACTTATGGCAACGCAAAGAGAAGTATCAGAACATCTTGGTTTATCTGTTGCTAGCATATCTGAATTAATTAAAAAAGGCGTATTACCATCTAAAAGAGGTCGTTCACCACTTGATATAGATGTTTGCAGACACTCATATATAGGATATTTGCGTAAATTAGCAGGTTATCACAAAAAAAGTGGATCAGGAGACATTGCAGAAGAGAAAACAAGGCTTACAAAGGCACAAGCAGATAAAGCTGAGTTAGAAGTGTCAGAATTAGAGGGCAAACTAATACCTGCAACACTTGTACAAGATACTTGGGTTGATTTTGTTGCAAATGTCAGGGCAAAGCTGCTTGGTATGCCTTCAAGACTTGCACATCAAATGATTGCGACTGAAGATTATGCTGAAGCAGAAAAATTACTAAAAGATTGTGTATATGATGCACTAAATGAACTAGCAGAAAATGGAATACCTACAGAATATGCAGGGCGTGTTGAAAAACACGATGCAGACATTTAAACCACCACCTGATCTTAAAGTTTCAGAATGGTCAGATAGATATAGAAAACTATCACCTGAATCTTCAGCAGAATCAGGTCAATGGTCAACCTCAAGATGTCCTTATCAAAAAGAGATTATGGATTCTTTTAACGATCCTTTCATTGAAAGAATTGTAGTAATGACTTCATCGCAAGTTGGTAAGACTGAAATACTTCTTAACGCTATTGGCTACTACATTGATCAAGATGCTTCACCAATACTTGTAACGCAACCAACACTGCAAATGGGTCAAGCATTTAGTAAAGATAGATTATCAGCAATGATACGAGATAGTGAAAAGCTAAAAGGATGTGTTAAGGATGCAAGAAGTAGAGATAGTGGTAATACCACGATGCACAAAAAGTTTGCAGGTGGTCATATATCAATTGTTGGATCAAATAGTGCAAGTGGTCTAGCATCAAGACCAATAAGAATATTGTTGATGGATGAGGTTGATAGGTATGAACTATCAGCAGGATCAGAAGGATCACCTATCTCTCTTGCTATTGCCAGAACAAAAACATTTTGGAATCGTAAGATTTTTATGTGTAGCACTCCGACTATAAAAGGTTTATCTGCTATTGAATCTGCTTTTGAAGAATCAGATCAACGCTACTACTATGTGCCATGTCCTGAATGTAATAAAAAGCAAGTTCTTAAATGGAAGAATGTTGTCTGGGAAGAAAACAAGCCTGAAACTGCTACTTATGCTTGCGATCATTGTGGCTCAGTTATAGAGGAATCAAAAAAGCAATGGATGCTAAAACATGGTGAGTGGCGTGCAACAAAAGAAACAGAAAATACAGCAGGTTTTCATATATCTGAACTTTATAGTGTTTGGTCCACTTGGGGGCAAATGGCAACTGCATTTTTAGAAGCTAAAAAAAATCCTGAAACATTAAAAACATTTATTAATACCAGTCTCGGAGAATCATGGGAAGAGCAAGGTCAAAGTTTAGAATATGACACTTTACTAGAAAGAAGATTGAACTACGATCACACAACAGTTCCAGAGGATATATTGGCAATAACTGTTGGAGTTGATACACAAAAAGATAGACTTGAACTGCAATGCGTAGGTTGGGGTAAAAACTACGAAGCTTGGGTGCTTGATTACAAAATACTTTGGGGTGATCCCAATGCTCTTGGATGTTGGAATGATCTTGATGCATATTTGAAGAAAAGATTTAAAACTGAATCAGGAAGATACATACCAATCTCTTGCACCTGTATTGATTCAGGTGGATTACACACCAATCAAGTCTACGCCTTTACTAAGCCAAGACAAGCAAGACGAGTGTTTGCAATAAAAGGTGCAAGCATACAGGGCAAGCCTATTGTTAACAGACCAAGTTATGTAGGCAAAAATAAAGCTGTTCTCTACACACTTGGAGTTGATACAGCTAAAGAAGCAATCTTTAACAGACTTGCTGCTGAACCTGAAGATTCTACTTTGCACTTTTGTTTAGATTTAGATGAAGAATATTTTAAACAGCTTACTAGTGAAAAGCGTATAACCAAATGGGTAAGAGGTAAAAAGCAGTTAGTTTGGAAGCAGATAGGTAAAAGAAACGAAGCTCTTGATACTTTAGTTTACAATTTTGGTGCTATTTACATACTAAATCCAAATTTTGATGTTATAGAGCAAAAGATACTAGATCAAGGCACATCAAAGCCTAAAAAACCTAAAAATCCAAACAAAATAAACATAAAAAGAGGTAATTTTGCTACTAATTGGAAGTAGATATTGACAAAAACAAAATGGTTCATAATGTTATAAGTAGGTGTATCTATAACATTTATGAGGATTATTGTTGACTAACAGATTCGATAGAACAAATTATCCAACTGCTGAACCTGCAAAACTTGTTGCAGGCGACAGATTTACATGGAGAAGAGATGATCTAGCTAATGATTATCCAGTTGGAAGCTTTGCTTTGACTTATGAATTCCATTCTGATGTTGGCGGTGGCGGAAGTAAGAAATTTACAATCACTGCAACTGAAGCAGATAGCACCTATTACATTGAGGTTGGATCATCAACTACAGCAAGTTACGCAACAGGTGATTATATTTGGGAAGCCTACATTACTAGGAGTTCTGATTCTGAAAGAATTATGGTAGATTCTGGAAGAACTGAAATTACAACCAATCTTGCAAATACAAATGCAGATTTGAGAAGTCATGCAAAAATTGTTCTTGATTCTATAGAAGCTGTTTTGGAAAACAGAGCAACAATGGATCAAAGCTCAATGTCTATTGCAGGCAGATCGCTTTCAAGAACTCCATTACCTGATTTGATGGAGTTAAGAGATAGATACAAAGCTGAATATTTAAAAGAAATAAAACTAGCTAGAATCAGAAACAAACAAGGATCAGGCAACACTATTAAAGTAAAGTTTGGTTCAACTTCAACTATAAATCCAACAGACTACACATAATGGCTTGGTACGATAATTTATTAGGCAATAACAAAAAGAAAGCTAAGAAAAGAGCTTTTAAAAGGAGTTATCAAGGTGCAAACACAGGAAGATTGTTTGCAGACTTTTTAACAACCTCAACAAGTGCCGATGCAGAAGTCAAAGACAACCTTAGAATACTAAGAGATAGAGGTCGAGAGTTAGCTCGCAACGATGCATATATCTCAAGATACCTTAACCTGATGGTATCGAATGTCATTGGCAAGCAAGGCGTAAGAGTAAGCTCCAAGTCATACAATGATGATAGATCATTGGACTTAGGAGCTAACCTGCTGATTGAAAGATCATGGAAGGAATGGACACAACTAGGCAACTGTACAGCAAATGGAAGATTATCATTTTTAGATTGTCAAAAAATATTCATTGAAACTTTACTTAGAGATGGTGAAGTATTAATAAGAAAAATAAAAACAACAGATTCAGATTTTGGTTTTCAGATACAGTTTTTAGAAGCAGATCATTTAGATGAACAAAAAAATGATAATACTTTACCCAATGGCAGAAGTATTAAGATGGGTGTTGAGGTTGATAGAAACGATAAGCCTGTTGCTTATCATCTATTCAAAAAACATCCTTACAACAATACATATCCAAAACCTGCTCAAGAATATATAAGAGTTCCTGCTGAAGAAATAATACACGCATACTTACCAAACAGAGCAGAACAAACAAGAGGTGTATCTTTTATTGCACCTGTTATGGCTAATGTAAAACAACTCAATGCATATCTTGAAGCAGAGATAGTAGCTGCAAGAGTAGGTGCATCTAAGCAAGGATTCTTTATTTCACCAGACGGAGATGGATATGTTGGCGATGGCGATTTTGAGGACACTTTCAATCCCACAATGACTGCTCAAGCAGGCGTATTTGAACAGTTGCCAGCAGGTATGGATTTCAAAGCTTTTGATCCATCACATCCAAATTCTGCTTTTGATTCTTTTACAACTAGCGTATTAAGAAGTATCGCAAGTGGTCTAAATATTTCATATCATTCATTATCTAACGATTTAAGTTCGGTAAATTACTCTTCAATCCGTCAAGGTGCGTTAGAGGATAGAAGTGCTTATCAGATAATGCAACAGTTTATTATTGAGCATTTTATCGATCCTGTTTTTAAATCTTGGTTAGAGATGGCAATGTCAACAGGTTACATAAATCTTCCAATGGGTAAGTTTGATAAGTTTGCTAGAGGTATAACTTATATACCTAGATCATTCTCACACATTGATCCT